GACAAGTGGAACTGTTCCAGTTTGAGAAGTAAATGTGCAACGGTTCAATCTAAACTTAATATCTTCCATAAGAGATGGAGCCCAAGTTCTACCATTGTGAGACTTGAACATAACACCAACGCCAGGCTGTTCTGAAACTGTTCTCTCTGCAAACAATGCGTTTGATGTTGCAGTAGCAGTACCACCCACACCAGCTGTTGCAAGTGTAGACTGAATTTCTGTTTCACCCATTCTAGCAATCCAGACCTTATGAGTTGGAACGTCTGCAATCAAACAGAAACAATATTCCAATCCAGCCTGTAGATAAACTGGCGCACTAAATTGGAATTTAGTAGCAGTTTGTCCAGTTTCATCAATTGCAATATCTACAGGGTCTTTAACAACTCGACCAAACGGCATCACTTTTGGGCCGGGATAACCATTTACCACATTTCTCATTTCAAGTGTAACAGGGAATGTATCATCTTTTTCAGAGAAGAATACATCAACACTGGAAACAAAGATACCGCCTGGCTCTTCAATCAAGAAGGTCTGTGCGAGTGGATCACCGTCACCATCATCATCATCACCATCGTCTTGTTGATCAGCGGGTATATTATTTCCAGGCGGTGCCGGATTAAAACTGGTAACACGATCAGAGATAACATTAGAGAAAATTGATGTATCTTCACTAACGTTAGTTCTCTTAATCTCAGCATTTCTAGTTGCAATGATCGTTTCTTGTTCAGTCTCCAAAATACCAGTGGCATAGTAAGTTGCTTCACCAGCCGTAACAGGGTCAATAGATGTAATGTTAGTCGGACTTGATGTAAGTCTGAATGAAATCTCACCTGTTTTAAATTGTGGATTACCCTGCACTTTAGGATCAGGAAGATTAAATTGACCTTTAATTCTACCAGATGCACTTGTTATCAAAGCATCACCAAAAATTAAACTTGCATCACTTGTTGAAAATCCATCTTCTGGTTTTGTGAAAGCAGATACGTCCTGCCTATCAAAGAAAGGATATAGTTGGGTGTTAGGTAAGAACCTAGCTCCCTCAAAAGTAATTAATTTTGGTCGGCAGAACGGCAGTAATGCACGTTGAATAACTTTTGTGCCTTGAGATTCAAGGTCAATTTTTTCAACAATATCTGTTTGAACACCAGTTCTACTTTGATCAGTTCTAACTGTCTGTGTAGTTCTATCAATTCTATTATTACCTTCCCACCATGAACTAGATGATGATTGTGTAGTACCAGACCATTGAGTCTGCCATGCGTTCCATACAGTTCCTATTGCATCTTTATTTGCCTCAAAGAATGTGTCGAAGTTACCCTCTACGTTGACGATCAAATCAGGTGCGACTTCAGTTTCAAACCAATCATCACTGAAAGGATCAAGTGCAATCGTACCGGCCCAATGAGAAACAAGGACAGGGGTGCATCGTTCAACTCTAGTTGCATAGGGCTGTTCCATATGAAGTATTTCGGTATAAGGTAGAGTAATAAGATCACCAGTTCTTTGATAACCAAAACCAGCACGTTCTGCAACAGTATCTACTTGTTCAATTATCTTAAATGCCTTAGTCTTGGACGAAGGGCGAAGTTCATTTGCTTCCATATCTATAGAACATTTGTAATCTGCATGTTTAACATCGCCAAGCCTATGACCTTGGAAAGCATCGACCACGAAACCAGACTTAAATCTGTTAAGTCCATTTGCATCTTGAATTTCAAAACTCTCAGCATCTCGTTCCAACAAGGATAGGTGTGTGTAGTATTCCAAGTTCTGAATACGATCTTGAAGTTTACCAATATCCTTCATGGTGAAACGTTGGTTTTTCTCACGGCGAACAACAACATCTCTTGGTGTAAATGTAAACGCCGGAATAAATAATTCTGCCAGTTTCATTGTCGATGATCTAAGTTCTGGAATTTGTGGAACTTCTGCCGAATCACCTTCAGTCACAGTAAATTTACCGCCAACGTCTAAGTCAATGACAGCTCTCTTAGCAAGAAAAAATTCATAATCTGCCTGAACTAAAGAACCCGGCTTAAGGAAGTTATTTGCAGAAGCACCAGTTCCATCATACTGTCGATGGAAGAAGTCAAATGAATAACCAGTAATTGTATCAGTTAATTCAACACTGGAACTTGCTCCAGCGGCATCCTCAACACAAGGTCTAAAATCAAACACATTATATAAAGGGAAACTTCCTGTCGGAGCAGGAGCATCAGGATCAACCTTTGTCGCAGTATATGTTGGAATATCAACATAATCCATTTGATTAGCAACGTCAGTGTATGAATCCACTGTTAACACATCACCAGCACTGTGTTCAAGATAATCGAATACACATAACAAACGACCTGTCGGTGGCGGAAGTCCTGGCCTTCTTTGGATGCGGGCTATATCATAATAGTTATCTCGTTGTCCAGTATCCAGTTGGTAATTGTTTGTGATGACCTCATCACCATTAGTAACAGTACTAACTGTTCCAGTAGCCGCAGAAGATTCAGCAAGAATTGATTCATTAACTGCAAATTGTTTTGCTGTACCAGAGGTATATACTAATTGTATTGGTGAGGTTGTAGTAATAATTCTTGCAGTAGCACCACTAGTAGCACCAGTAATTTTTTCACCTCTAGTAAATGTTCCGTTAACTTCACTAAGAGATATCGTAGGAGCAACTGCATCTGTATCAGAAGCGGCAGACTCAAATACTGCCATTAATCTAAACACATCAGCTCGACCCAAAGAAATTTGTCTATCTGTTGGTCTAGTTCCAAAGGCAGCAGTTGCGCCGGGAACAACCTTGACCTGTTTCATCAATTTAGTTGTTTTAGTTTTCTGAACAACTGATGTTTTAGAAAGGGTAGTCATAATTTTTAATTTTGCACCCGTGCCAAATACCGTAGAGTTAGTTATCGAAACTGTACCAGTACCACCACCAGAAAATCCTGTTGCAGCACTAACAATATCACCAGCCTTACCCCCACCTGTACCAGCTGTCAAAATTGAAATTGTGTAATCACCTTCACTATGCGAAAGAAATGTTTCATTTGCACCAGCTGATATTGTTACTGTAGCAGATGAATTTGTGGTTGCAACAAACTGTCTGCGAATGGTAATTGCAGTGTCACTCTCTCCGTTATTTGTTCCTGTCAACAAAGTTTTCACAGGACGTTTTGCAAGATTAAACAGAGAAATATTCTTTTCTGAATCTTGTAATTTACAAATGAACCTAAGAGAACCCGTACCACCAGTAGATGCCTGTTGCAAAGATATTGGCTCGCTGTCTTGTTCTGTCAGAATATTGTCACCGTTGTTTGATCCCAGTGCATCCGTGCCATCCAAATCTAAGAATGAAGCAGCAGTGGTTACAGCTGACAATGCAATATCAGCAGTAAAGTCTTGACCAGCATCAGCATCATCACCGTGAACTGATCGAACTTGTTCAAATGATTTTGTCTGAACTAAACTAATAGTCAAGTCTGCATTACCAGAGTCCTCAACAATCTGATCCGACTCAGCTGAGTCGGAAGTAGTGATCTTTTCACCAACTTGGAATGTTCCAGATACGTTTGTAAGAACAAGAGCTGTTCCAGAGGTTTCCTCACCAAACACAAATCCAGTAGCGCCACTTGTAACACCTTTAATCTGCGAACCACCATTAGAAGCTACAGAGGTAAGTGTCGGACTAGGAGTTCCAGACAATGTAATTCTGGTAAACGGGCGAACATCAAATAAGAATAACTTATAGATAGCATCTGTTTGACCAGCAGTGCCACTGAAATGTTGATAAGTTCTAACTCTCGCAACACCAATCTTTGTGCCACTTGCCGTTCCAGGCGTGGCTATTGTTGTGTCATAAAGAGCTAACTGTTTAAATGGAGTTGCTTCACCCGCCACAAAGGACACATCTGGTGTACCAAACATATTGTTGACTGTAACAAAGTTACCAACATCAAAAGCTGTACTGCTTGCATTGATGGTTGAAAAGTCTCTTGCCTTTTTTAAATCAATAATAGTAGGAGCAATTTTTTCAATTTCAAAACCCTTGACATAAGCCTTACCTGTTGATATCTGCAACGCAAGAAGTGATTCGTCTGCTACGTTACCACTGTCTGTAAGTGCTCCATTAGCATATACACCTTTATAATTTACAGGACCAACACTCGCATCAACAGATTCTTTGATCTGAAACGTAAAGGGTCTTACTGTATAGTTACCAGATTCATCAAACGTTCTGCGAGCAAGTGTTTCCTCAAGAATAGAATACTCTGTGTCTCTTACATATTTGATGAGTCGCCCTGTTTTAATTCTCATCAACTCAATAAAGTTTTTATCATCAGTAGAATCGAGAGCGATTGCAACAAGGGTTAGAGTAAATTTTAATCGGTGTGCGCCTTTGGCTGCAAAGTTAGATGAACCAGTTGCATTGTCCAACAAGCTTGAATCTGTTTCTGGTGTTACAATTGACTCATCAATTCTAAGACCAACTCTAAAATCGCCTACATGGGATCGGTACTTATCAAGAACAATAACTTGAGTTTCAACCTGTACAAAATGTCCTCTGACAAAAAATATACCTTGTTCAATCGTTGCAAGCGCAGAGTGGCCAGAAACTCTACCAGTGCTACCATCAACAGCGCCTAGGTTGCCGACTCGCCTTTCGATAATTGTTTCACTTTCCACTGTTGTCATTGAAGCTTCATTGGCAGCAAAGGTTGTTGATCCATGAGTGACCGCAACATTTGCGCTAATGTTTTCATTAATCACAAATCTATCAAATCCAGCAGCATCTAATGCCGATTGCTGATCAGATGCCAAAGCAGCCGTTAGCGTAATATCTGATTTTCCTTCAAGAGCAGAATTTATGTACTGACCAAAAAGTGTTACGGGATCAGTTGTGGTTGCAGCAGTTGCATGAGTCACCATGAATTTAATACCAGTTGTCGCACCCGTAATGATAACTGGATTGTCTGCATTCACATACTGTTGAGGATCAATCGTTTCTCCACCAAAACTGCTTTGTATTCTAACATACCGTGCTGCGTTCTTACCACCAAGATATCCTGATTGGCCCGGAATAACTACCGTGCCATCTTTGAACATATGACTGAAACCTTGTTCAATCTGATTTTGAAGAACTGATTGAAGTTGTGTTAATTCTCTTGCTTGAATTGCAAAGCCAGGACGAAACAAGGTTCTGACAAAGTTATCATCCTTGTCAAAATCGTCATAATATGGTGCAACATTAAGGTCTGTAGATTGAGGCATTTATTAAAACTCCACGATAACTTTGATATCTTCTATCTGGTCTGAAGACCTACTGATTGGTTTTCTATTTTCTAGATATATAATGTCACCACTATCTGGATCAAGTTCTGGATTTGCATATCCGTCTGCAAAGGTTATGGTGCTTCCCCCTGCAAGAGTTACCGCACTGTCTGCGGCCGCATCAGGTGTTCCTGTTGCACTTGATGTAGCACCAGTAATAACATTAGCACCACTAAATGCAACATATGCGCCAGTTGTCCCATTAGTTCCATAATCACCAAATCGTTCTTGTGTGTAATATAGAATTGAATTTGAACTGTCCCACTCAACAACTTTACCGATAGCGCCTGTGGTAGCTTGACTAATTTTCTCATCTCCATCAAACGTACCAGACTGTGATGTAAGTTTTATTGCGTAGGTCAATCTCGCAGTTGATATTGTAGCAACTGAAGATGTACCAAACGTATTAGGATCAACAACAATTCCTAACTTACGGAAATCATTTTCTGTGGTAATGTCATCGCCTTCTGCGGCAGTTAGTGTTATACCCATCATGACATAGTGACCGCCAAGTTCTTTTTTAGCATCAAACCCATGTCCGCCTTTCGGTCCTATGATCACCTCAACTGCACCACCAGAACCACCTATTGCTGAGGCAGTGGTCAAAGTACTCTCTGAGAAAGTGTATCCAGTTGCAAGATTCACTGTTCCAAAAGTGTATCCCGCACCAGCAGAATGAATTGTTGTATCTGTTCCAGCGGTTAAACCAAAATCTTGAATAGCGTTATTTGCAACTGTAATTCTGACAACAGCACCAGAAGATGTTCCTTGACTTGTGCCATCTCCGTAAACTGCGGCATAGTAAGTTCCATTTGTATATCCAGAACCAGCAGTGATAGCCAAGGAGTCAATTGCACCATCAGTAGCTGCAGCACTCACTGTAGAGTCAGTTGCAACTGGCATAAAATCTGCCGTTAGGAAGTTGTTAATTTGACCGGCTGTAAGAGTGTACATATACTGTAGAACATATCCCCCCGCACTAAAAGGTGCAGTTGTAGTACTTGTGGGTTCTGTTCCACTAAATGCAACCCCTGCATTATTGTCAAGAACTTTATACACACGATAATCAGTTGTTACAAAATAAAATGTTGAGTCATAAAGATTTGAAGCACCAGAGGTTGCAGTTACACTTGAACTATAGGTTGGTTTGTACATATCATACGTTGTACCATTAGCCCAATTTCTTCTAGGAATAACTCGTTGAACATTATTTGATCCGATACTCTTGGCAGCAATCATATCGTCCCATGCATAAAATTCATCAGTTGGTCCATCCACAGGAGTCGGTGGAGAAGAATCAGACCCACCACTTGTTCCAGAGGTGAATGGTGTACTCTTACCTATGAATAGATAATAAACATTATTGCCCGATTCAGTAAACGATTCTTCAAATTGAGAAGCGTTGTGAAGTCTAAACTTTTCTGTAATAATAGCTGCCATTTGTTTTTCCTATTTTATCTATTTATGACGCAACACCGGCACCAATAATTGTTTTAAGAGTAGAACCAGAAGAGTTCACAATTAAGAGCGTTGATGCAGTTTTCATCATGTTACCTGTTAGAACGTTTGACGCACCAGTTGTTAATACGGTTCCTGTTTCATCCCCAAATGTAATTGTTCTATCTGCTGTGGGGTCTGTAACTGTTAAGGTTGTTTCGTTTGAATCAGGTGTAGCTCCCTCAAATACAATAGATGCTCCAGTGGATGTTATTGTTCCCACTGTAATATTACCCGCTGCGAATGTTCCTGTCGTTGTTAGGTTTTCGTTACCAAATGAAATTGCACCAGAACTGTCTGTAATTGATCCAGCGGCAATTGTTGCAGTACCAAAATTTCCTGTGGTGCCATTTACTGTCGTAGTAGCCAAAGTCGTGATAGTAGCAGACGTTTGAGTACCAGCAACAACACCATTAATTTCTGGGGCAGTCAAAGTAACGACAGTTGCAGTTGCACTAATACCTGTACATAAATCACTGGCATCACCCAATAAGGTGTAGAGTTCTACAAAATTGTCATTGATCTTTGCACCACCAGCTTTTAGTGTATCACCACTACCATCGTTGGCGTTAGTTCCGACCCCTAATGATTGATATGCCATTTAACGTTCCCTTTTCTTATGTTATTTATAACGATTATGCAGCATCGAAAGTTGTTTGTGTTGAGTCAAAAGTTCCAATAGTGCTGTCAAAGGTGGTTATAAGAATAACTTCCGTAACAGTACCGTCTGCACTCACAACAGTACCGGCCTGAGCCTCTGCCACTGGTAGAACTAATCCACCACTTTCAGCTGGTAAACCATTGGCTACATTTATAGAGTTTTGTTGTAAGAACTGAAGAGTTCCATCGCCACTAGAATCACTTTCTAGTAGTATTTCATCTCCAGCGTTAGTGGATGAACCATCAGTGCCACTCAATAAGAAGAAACCACCATCATTATCTACAACCTTATTACGAATTGTAGAGAACATAATTAATTTGTCATTAAGATCACGGCCGCCAGTGCTGTCAAGAATAATATCATCACCAACATCTATAACACCATCTTCACTAATCACGGCCTCTCCAGCGTTAGTAGAAGAGGCGTCTGTGCCGTCTAGTGCTATCCTTCCTGTTCCTGTTCCCGTTTCAAGTCCAATTGCATCGACACTACCATCTATTAAAACTTTCTCTCCATCATCTGACTTGCCTGGGTCTGTACCATCTAATAGAACCTGTCCTCCAATATCAAGAACAGCAGAGGTTCCATCCATTATAATAGAACCTGTACCATCTTCTAATGCAAACTCCAAATCAATTTCATATTCATCTTGTAGCGCCAGTCTATTGGTCGATGTAAAGGAAGAAATTCTTGACTCTCTCGTAAACTGTGTTATGTTCCTATTACCAAAGTTGCCCTCTGGAATACTGCCGTCATTAGTACCACTTTCAAACTCAATTTTACTACCTTCAGTTAAAAGTTTTTCACCCCTGTTGAGTTGACCATCTAATACAATGTTAACATTGTGCGCTGCATATCCTGTACCATCGCCAATAAGATTGCCTGCACCCGTTTCTGTTTCAAGATCAATAAAATTGCCATCCTCTGTAATAAACATCAGATATGTTTCTAACACCAACTCATCGGCAGCTGCACTCTGTTCAAATACGATACCGCCTTCATTTGTCTTCAGAGTTCCAGCTGGTTCCGTAAATCCAATCGTATCTAACTCAACTAAATCTTGTATTGAAAGATTACTAATCTCACTGATTTTAGCACCGGACTGTTCATTAAGATTTGTCTCAAAACTAATTCTGCTTCCAGCATTGGTGCCAGTTTTATCTGTCCCGTCCAATACTAAATTATCTTGCATGATCGCTGGAAGAGAATCCCTCAATCCATCTTCAAGTTGAATGGTAGGTTGATCAAAGAAAATTGAGCCGGGAAGAACACCAGAAAGGAGAGGCGCACCGTATCCAGTTTTTGGCACTTTAATTTCTGGACGAACTTTAAGAGTCGTCTGGTGTGTTAGTGATCTTTTAGAAACTGCGTTCTCACCAAGAGCAGTTTCCGCAAGCAATCTACCAGAACCAGTGCCAACATCTAATAGTATTGCTCCATCACCAGAACTTTGTGAGTTTTCAGCAGCAATATCCAATCCACTTTCAAATTGCAAATTATCACCGTCAGTCTCTTCAAGAATTAAATCGCCAATTGCAACACCGTTCTCTTGAATGATCGTATCAAATATACTGCTTCCACCTGTAGTATCGAGAACTCCTTCCCGAACTGATGTTGTCATCTCAAGCGTTTCACCAAAGACAATTCCAAGTAAGGACGCAAGTTCTGGTGAGAAAGTCTCTGTGTCGCCAGTATAATCAATAACTCCAGCCGCAGTAATTCCCATCGCAGCTGAAATTGAAGACGCAAGAGAAACCTTACCGAATGGGACAAATCCAGCTGGATGCACAGAAGCTTTTAGTTCGTTAATGTAGTCCGACAGAACCGCACCGACCTTAACCTCATAGGAAAATTGTTGATAGAAATACGAATCCTGTATACGAATAATATCTTCACTGATACGACTATCTGTGTTTAGATACCCGCCTGGTTTAGTTATCGTTGTTCCGATTGCAGCAGTTCCTTGGGCAGTTCCTTGTGCTAAGATTTTAGCCGTAGCTCCACCGGAATCAATAATACTGTCACCCACTACATTGAAGGCATCTTCCATAACAATTTCATCACCAAGATCAGTTCCATCTGATTGTGTCTGATTAAGAATAATCTGATCTGTTCCTGTCTCATCTTCCATCAAGATTTGAGAACCAGCATCAGTGGCAGAACCATCAGTACCATCAAGCAACATATTCTGACCAGAGTGTTCGTTTAGTATTTTTCCACCATCAGAGTCAATAATGTTTCCAAACCCATCTTCATCGCCGGGATATATCGCAGCATCATATACAATACGACCATCCTCTAAAACAGTTACATCTAAATTATTGTCAGGAGATTCCTCTGTAATAAATGTTTCTAAACCTTCTCCTAATAATCTACCATCAGGTGTATTACTATGTTTAATTGATTGACCGTGATTAGAAATTACTGAAACATCAAATACTGGTTGCAAAAGTTTATCGCCAACGTCAAGATTACTATCCACACCGCCACTGGTATTAAGGATAATAGCATTTCCTTGATCCTCATTTACAAGGTAACTTGGAGAACCATTACCATCGGGTAGAGAATTTTCTAGTAAAATAGAATCGGTATTATTACCAAACAAAATACTTGTGTCTAATTGGTATTCGACTTTATCACCAACTGAAAATTGAGAACCATCCAACTCCAATTTATCACCATCATTTTCAGTAGATTGTTCCAACAAGATATTATAGGCGGAAAAGTCTGTGCCACCTGACGTTTGTATTTCTAGTTCAATATTACTACCAACATCATCAACACTAAAGTCAAATAGGAGAACACCGCCTTCTTGTTCACCAAAGATATTAGTTCCAGCCGTTTCGTCTTGAAGTTGTACACGGTCTTCAAAACGCTCCTGTCTATTAAAAGCTTTTGGACGATGACTGTTCAATAAAAACTTACCAGAGGAATCTGTAGGAACGGCACTACCAGACTCTAATTCAATACCTTCATCAATCGGAGAGTCCATATCAGATATTTCCATACTGATCTGACCAACATCATTTACAAAAGCATCTTGTCGTAACTCACCAATTTCATTCTCAAGTGCAATGCCCTCACCCTCTTCACTAAAACCGTCAATCAAAATACCCGAACCAAACTCATCGTTGACTTTGTATATTGATGATATTGGTCCATGATCTGGACGGCCTGGTTCAACAATATCAAAATCTTCTAGCGTGATACCGTCATTAGTTGGTAATGAAGATTCGCCTGACAATCTGTTTGTTGGCGTTGCACTAATTGTAAGTTTTTTGGAATTAGTATCAAATGAAACAACTGATCCAGTGTGTGTTTGTAATGTGTTTCCAGCCCCAAAGGTTCCAGTTACATCTCTAAGAATTAAATTTGTGTTAGCGGTGACTGAAGGTGCAGTTGCATATTTGAAACCAGCGTCAGTAACTTCTATTTCAGATATTGCGCCAATATCGGTAGTCAAAGGAACAACTTCAGCTAAAGTTCCATTTTCTGAAGATATGGTTGCCGTTGGAAGAGCAGTATAACCGGAACCACCATCAACTAAGAAAATTCTATTTACTTCACTAGATTCATCATTTGATAATGACGCATCTTCCAAAATAATACCGTCTGTATCTGTTCCATAAGTATCTCTTGCAAGTTGTTCATTTTCACTTACAAGTAAATCCCCTAATACTGATTCTGTATTGCTTTCTGTACCAATGGACATGCCTGTTGCTGCATTACCAGATTCTTGTCGTAAAGAAAATCCAGAGTCTATAGTAGGAGTTGTTGAATAAAACAAATTATAAAGAGATGTGTCATAAGTAGACTTTGCTGTATTAATATTATTAGACGGTGCCCAAAAAACCACGCCGGGAAATTGATCGAAAATAAAGAAAGTAGCCCGTCCCTTATCAGTGTCTTTGGCCTTTGCTCTTTCTTCAGAAAGATAAAGAGGAAAGTAATATGTTTGAGCATCACTAAATCTTCTGTCAGTGCCAAATACAGCATATGGTTCGCCGGTCACTGTTGCAACTGCTGTACCATCTAACAACAACCGCTCTGAAATAAGAGATGTAATAGTATTATCTTCTAATAAAACCACTTCTGGAACTTCGTCTGTGGCGTTCTCTGAAGAAATGCGACCACCTGTTACAGAAACAAATGCTTTTGCACTATTTACTGAAGTATCACTAGAGTCATTTGTAAATTTAATACCGTCACCAATATTATATTGAGCACCAGTTGCATCAATGTGAACTTCACTAATTGAGCCGGGAGTAATCTGACTAACTTTAGCAGTTGCCTTACCATTACCAATTTCTGGATCAAGAGTTACTATATCTCCAACACTATATAAAATACCACCAAAGTTGCCAGCAGTAACAGACAAAACAATATTCTGAATGGTAAACTGCATAGTGAAATCACCAGAGGTTGAAATACCTGATATTGTTTCAGATGCAGAAAATCCAGAACCTTGTATACTGTCTTCCCTTAAAATAAACTCAACAACCGCATCAGTTCCTTGGTTGAACTGTGACACACTTATAATCTGGGCACTTGTTCCAGATGAGGCACCAGTTACAACTTGACCAGCCATCTCAGCTGGGAGCGCACCTTGGGAGTCAGATGTACACCGAATAGCAACTGGTTTCGCCCAGTTACCATCACTCATTCGTAACATGTATTTTGCTGGGTAAGTGATCGTTGCTTCTTCACCTAAAAAGATTCTAAAAAATAACTTATGACCTTCGGATGTGCCTTTGGCTGCATACAAGTCTCTGATCTGTTTTATCAGATTTCTTTTAGATACACCACTTGCAAGAGAGGTAGGTATTGACTCCATAAAGGAATCTTTGAAAGCATTAAGGAAGTGATCAACTGTGTTGTCAGGACCAGCGTACTCTAATAGTTGTTGAATATTTTGAACTGGATTAGCACGATACTTTTTAAGTGTACTTGTTGCACTACTGCTATTACCAGTTATAGTCTCACCTTCTATAAATCTTTGATTTGCTGTAATGAATAGTTGTTCATTATCATCAACCAATATAGTTGCAGTAACTTTACTTGTTGATCCTGTAATTGTTTCGCCAACTTCAAACTTACCAGTTGTTCCACTACCACTTTCAAAAACAATTTTGTCAGCACCATTTGAACCAGATATGTCTGTACCATCCAGAACTAAAAAGTTTTCTGTTAAGGTTTCCAGAAGAACTTGATCAACAGTACCATCAATCGTTATCTGAGCTGATTCTAGAAACTTGTAATATTGTCTCAAGAACTCAACAAAGATTGGATGGTCAGCCTGAATATGATCAGGAACTTGTCCATCTATCTGTGGAGATATCTTTGTAATTAACGCACTGTCAAACGGGGCCATGGTTCTAGTAACTCGTTCCTGTTGCATCTACCGTGGCAGCGGATGCACTAAATGTTGCAGCACCACCTTCATCACCAACGGCGATTGTGTCGACTCCACCTGTTACCTTGGTGTTAATTGTATCTATTTCTAATATTTGATTTCTTAATGCGACTATATCATTTGATAATGGGAGAACAGTTATTCTTATACGAGTTGAAGCTGCTCCATCCACATTTGATATTGAAGTTATAGTTAAACTACCAATAGCAACCGCACCAGTGCTATAGTTTATAGTCCCAGCCGTTTCATTGGTATAATTACGAGTCGAACCTGTTAGGTAATAAGTTCTTATATTTCCGTTACCATCATCATCAAAAAATTCCTCGTTAGATGTTCCCAACTTAAACCCTGTCGAAGTTAAAATTCCCCCACCAGCAGAATTGTGACCGGAGTGTGGATTGTACAACGCATTGTTAAAAAATAGATTGTAAGATTTAGCTGATGCGATTGTTGGTGTAAAATACTTTGCTAATCGTGGAACAACTGAACTGCTAGTGATTGATGAGTCAGTGTTGTCAATATCTCTCAACAGTTTGGAGTGACGTAAGACAGCATCAAACTTTACTAATTCTGTGCTATTATAATTTGAGATTGTTGATGATACCTCACTAACTAATGTGTCTTTCGTTTTAGTTGTTGCACTGGAATCATATTTGAAATTGCATGTTAAAATTACATAAAGAAAATCTGGATCAACAACAATAGGACTTATAGATGCTACTGTATATTTACCCAACGAAGCAACAAGAGCCGTTTTTTCTGCTTCAGTTAGATTTGTTCCAAGATTATTTCTGACTGATATAAACACTCGACCATATTCTGGTGTGGATACAACTCCAAGACTAGAATCATAAGAACCATTTTCTCCACCGAAAACTTGAACAGCTGTTGCTTGTGGATATAAGGTCTGAACATAAACTTTATAGTCACTAGTGGTTACACATCTTCCTTGTGCAGCATAATCAAGGGGTGCAGATAATTTAATAGATTGAATAGTTTCGGCATCTGCACCACCGCTGGCCACAGCAGTTGTGGTTGTTGTAACGTTAGTAACTGTATTGATTGCTCCCGAATTAGTGAAAGCAGAAGCACCATTAGCTTCTTCTACATTTGTAATAACACATTTGAGAATAATTATATTACCATCACTTACAGCTTTACTCACAACTCCATCACCAAAATAAACCTCGTATTGACCGCCCTCAATTTCCTGTAAAAAATAAACGGCACTGCTTCCCGTAAGTTGAGTAATGTCAGTTGCCTTGGTATATGTTACCGTAGTTGAATCGGAAGATGAATTTTGAACTTGAACTGTTAGTGTTGTTGTGTCAGCTTTATTTGTATTTAACAAGAACCTTTGATTTACATCATTTGAGTCAACCGTATATCGTGTAGTGACATAGGTTCCCTCATAAATCGGAACATCTTGATATATAATTCCAGAACCAGTTTGTGAGGAAGTAAAATCAGATACAGTTACGAATTGATATTCGACATTGTTTATTGTAGTTGTAAATACCTGACCAGCGTTCATGGTTGCATTGGCCAAGGATATATCATTCAACGCAACTGTAACCGTAGCTTTGGGCGCTCTTACTGAACGTGTCTCATACCCCAATGTTTTTGCGTGAGATACTACACTGTCTCGTAGGGCTGCGCTATCAATGAACATTTCATTTGCAAGCATGTTAGCATGAAACCCAAGATAGTGTGTATTGTACGCCAGAACATCCAACAAAGCATTTATACCCGAACCTTCAAAATCATAATCAAGAAATTGATTTTGGTTTTTAAGATACGTCTTTAGATTAGTTTTGATTGTATCAAAATCCAAACCAGAAATTTCTAATTTTTGGTTATTTGCCATTATCGTAATACCTCCAATAAAACGTTTAGTGAAACCTGTTCTGCTGGTTGGTTAACCACCATAAAGGTCACTGTCATATCATATGCATTACGATCTAAATCTGGCCTCACATCTACACTCAATACAAGGGCCCTTGGTTCATAGTTTGCAATAACATCTGCCGCAGCTTGAGATAAAGCAATAGATGTTAGGGGAGTCGCATTTTCAAACAATAGTCCTCGTATACCGCAACCTATCTCTGGATGAAATGGTTTCTCATAAAAGTTTGTCAGGATTAAGTTTCTGACTGCCCGTTTTACAGCAGTAACGTTGGTCAAGATGTTAACATCTTTATCCCTTGATCTTTTGGTAAAAAACAAATCCAAATCTTTATACTGCTTGACATTAAGAGGGGAATTATTTACTCCCTCTGCATCTGATAAAGCTGTAAGTTCCTTGAAACTTCCTGTTTTTGTTACTGTTGCCATTATTACTCCAAGGTAGTTTGTATTATTTATAAAGACTAACGTAGCTCATATAACGCCGTAGCTGGGATATAATCGTTAGTTTCCGTATCAGCAACCTTTATTTCAGATATCACCGCATCAATGTTATTGTGCCAATAGTTTAAGAACTTGTGTACCCTTGGTATGTCTGGTACAACGTCCTTGGTTTGCCAGACGAATTGTTGCAATATGTTTTCATAGTCAGGCATCCAGTATAATATATCAACCGTAACAAGACTCTTTCTACGAATAATCATGGTCCCGCAAAGGTGTTTGCGCTTCCAGTTGCAACACTCGTACAAGCTGTTACAGCATCACCTATCCTTCCGCAACCCTTACCATTTATGAACACAGTGGTAGAACCAGTTGTTATAGGTGCCTGATGAACAGGACATGGAACACCCGGCAACAAGTGTGAGTCATTGTTGTCACCTTGTCTACTAATTCCCGTGCCGTTCACAATCACATTTGGACTTAACTCTAGTCGATTGGGTACAGAACAATGCACCACATCTTGATCGACGCTGTTTCCTCTACAAATTGCTGGCATAAGCTCTCTCCTTTTTCATTAACTCCTGTAGCCTGTCATTCCACATATCCGCCTCTGCGTGGTCATCATCACTATGAGGCTGTGATGGCGGGTCAGGTAAAAACTTAATCAGATGTACAAATTCAAAATCCTCTGGTATATCTTCCCAACTGTCAAATGTAATAATCTCATTGCTCTCTAATTTAAATACAAATTCTGCCATGTTTCACCTATGGGTTCAAGTTAATGTTTGGACCACCAGTAATCGTGATATCACCACCAGAAGTGTGCGTCCATGTCGATCCTGTTGTACCGGCCCATGTAGTCTTGAGATCGTAAGTAGTAGACGATTGGACTGTAAGAGATTCAGTTCCAACAATTTCTGTTTTCCTAAAGTCTTTAGACTTATCTGTGCCATATGTCTCCGTAACATTACGCTGTACTGTGTGGGTAAGCTTACCAACTACTGTATTAGAATGAGAATGTTCATCTATCTTAGTTCCATAAGTTTCTGTTACGTTTCGCAATACCGTATCGTTGGTGCTACCCGTAACAAGTCTTGTGTGGAAGTGCTTGTCAATATCTGTTCCGTAAGTCTCAATAACATTTGTTTCAACTGTCTGCTCTCGTTCCCCTCTAATAAGAGATATGTGATTTCCACCAATAGTCTCATGAGAACTTCCACCAATTGTTTCATGCTTGTTTCCATCAACCTGTATATTCCAATCGCCCTTGATATAGGTTTTGCAATTAGACTCGATGGTAAGGTTCACATCTCCTTTGATATTAACAAAGTCTGTACCATGAATAACCTCATAGTTATTACCAACTACCCTGACATGTTTAGCTCCATCTGCATCAACTTCATAGAAGGTTCCAGATGTGTGATACTCATGAATACGTTCTGAGCCTGGCGTATCATCAAACTCTTTGATATGTCCGCTCTCTGACTCAAAGACATGGTTATATGGATACTTCGCAGCATATCTTATTCGCCCGTTTTTATTCTTATCGGTGGTTTTAGGTTCATTCCATTTTTCATTAGTAAACTCTGGTTTGTCAACGTTCATTAATGGATTGATCGCATCTGCACTATAACTAGCATCAACAGACTGTGGTGCAGCGGCAGCTGGAATAGGATGAACTGATTCATCG